CTGGGCATCTACATCGGCCTGGACTTCGGCCTGACGCCGGCGGCGATCATCGGCCAGCGCACCCTGCGCGGCCAGTGGCGCATCCGGCATGAAATCGTGACCGAGGACACCGGCATCCACCGGCTGGCCGACGAGCTGAAGCGCTTCCTTGGCGAGCACTACAGCGGCTGGCCGATCATGGGCATCTACGGTGACCCGGCTGGCGGCGCGCGGCAGGGCGGCGATGTCGAAGAGCGCACCGCCTTCCAGATCCTGGCATCCAAGGGCATCGAGGCCGTGCCGGCGCCCGGCGACAACGACATCATCCTGCGGATCGAGGCCTTCAGCGGCCCAATGCGTCGACTGATCGACGGGGAACCCGGATTACTGATCCACCCCGATGCCAAGACGTTGCGCAAGGCCTGTCAGGGCGGCTACGCTTACAAGCGGATCAAGGTGGTCGGCACCGACCGGCACCGCGACATGCCCGACAAGGACAAGTACAGCCACCCCGCCGACGCCGGCCAGTACCTGATGCTCGGAGCAGGGGAGGGACTTATCATCACCGGCGCCGACTCCGCAAACTCGCCAGACGACTACGCGGCATTCCGCAAGAAAGTGGGACACACCTCATGATCGCCAGCCCCGACGACACCGAGTACCAGCCGCGCACCATGAAGCCGCTGAAGAGCGACATTGTGGAGGTGGACCAGGACCGGGACGCGGCCAAGGACGGCTGGAACATCACCGCGCTGGAGCGCATGCTCTCCGACTGCGACCAGCAACCAAACTACTGGCGTGACCAGGCTGACCTCGCCGCCGGCTACATCGACGGCAAGCAGTACACCCCGCTGCAGGAGCAAAGCCTGCGCGCCGAGGGCATGCAGGACATTCGCCCGACCAACCTGATCGGCCGCATCGTGCGCGGCATCCTCGGGCAAGAGGCCAAGAGCCGCACCGATGTGAAGATCGAGGCCGACGACGACGACGAGTCGGACGTGTGCGATGTGCTCTCCATGGCCATGAAGGAGGCGCGGCGAGAGGCCAAAGTCGACATGGGTGTGTCGGGCGCTTACGCCGGCCAAGTCGGGGTCGGCCTTGGGTGGGTGAAGGTCGATCGCGACCCGGACCCGCTGAACTACCCCCACCGCGTGCGCGTCATCGACCGCCGCAAAATCTGGTGGGACTGGGCCGCGCTCGACCCACTGCTCCGCGACGCACGTTGGCTGGTGCACAAGGAGTGGGCCGACCTTGACGAGCTCATGGCCACGATGCCCCAGCACCGCAAGGTGCTGATGAACGCCGCGAACGGCTGGATGAATTTCAAGTTCGACAATTCCGACTACGAGATCACGCAGGTTAACGCCTTCAGCGATTACAAGAACTTCGCGAAATACCGCCAGCGCACCGAGTGGTTCGACACCGGCCGCAAGCGGATCAAGATGTACGAGGTCTGGTATCGCGTGCCAGCCCATGCAATCGTGCTCCAGCTCGGCCCGACCCGCCGCGTGCTGTTCAACGACCAGAACCAGACCCACATCAACGCCGTGATGTCGGGCAAGGTGGCGATCACCAAGACAATCAGCAGCCAAGTCCGCTGCGCGCTCTACGCCGGCCCGCACCGGCTGCAGGACGTGGGCACAGCCCGCCGCGTCTTCCCCTACGTGCCGTTCTTCGCCTATCGCGACGACCAAGATCAGACGCCCTACGGTTTGGTCGAAGGCATGATCGGCCCGCAGGACGAGTACAACGCTCGCCGCATCCGCATCAACTGGATGCTCCGCGCGCGCCAGATCATGATGGACAACGACGCGCTCGACCTGAAGGCGAACACTCTCGCCCAGATCGCCGACGCCATCATGCGACCCGACCTGACGGTGGTGCTCAACCCCAACCGGAAGAACCAGAACGCCTTCACTGTCGGAAACTCGCTCGAAATGAAGAAAGAGCAGATCGACATGATGCAAGACGCGAAGCAGCTGATCCAGGACGTGCCGGGCGTCTATGGCTCGCAGCTTGGCCAGGCGCAGAGCGGAGTGACCTCGGGCATCGCCAACAGCCTGCTCATCGAGCAGGGCGCCGTCGCGATGGGCGACCTCAACGACAACTACCGAGACTCGCGCGGGCTGGTGCACGAGATCCTGCTCGACCAGCTCATCGAGGACCATTCTGCGGTGCAGCTCCAATGCAAGATCGGCTCCGGCTCAAGCCGCCGGGTAGTCGTGCTCAACGACTTCGACCAAGACGGCAACATGGTCAACAGCGTGGCCGACACCGCTGTTCGCATCGGCCTGGGCGAAGTCCCGAGCACCCCGAGCTACCGGATGATGCAGCAGCAGCAGGTCGCGACCGTCATCCAGGCCCTGGCCCAAGCCAGCCCGCAGGCTGCGGCGATCATGACCCCAAGCTTTGTCGAGATGACCGACCTGCCCGATCGCCAGGAACGCGCCGACGACATCCGCCGGGCGCTCAACATCCCAACAGCCAGCGACAAGCAGAACATGGCCCAAATGCAGCAGGTCGCCGAAGACGAGAAGCAGAAGCAGGCCCAAGCCGCCCAGGCCATGCAGACCCTGAGCATGGAGACCCTGGCCGCCAAGATCGAGAACACTAAGAGCCAGACCGAGCTGAACAACGCCAAGGCCGTCGAGATCGGCCATGCCATGGCGCTGGCCCAGAACGAGCCCGACCCGTACAAGGACCCCGAGGCCGAGCGAAAGCGCCTGATCGACGAGGCCATGGCCGAAGCTCAGGGCTCGCCGCCGGTGGCCCAGCAGCGCAGCGAACCCGGCATGGCGCCAGCTCGCCTTGCTGCTTGACCCGTTCATAGAATTGCCAGAAACCAGCCCCCGATGCAGTGCCGCGCGCACCGGGGTGTACCCAGCGGATGCCGGACCGAGGCCTTGACCCCCTCGAAGCCGTGAACCTCACAGGTCTAGGGTGGGAAACCGCCCGGAAGCCGACCGTATTGGCAGGAGTTGAGAGATGGACAAACCCTTGAGCTTTGACGAGATCGTTGCCATAAACCACCCGCCCGAATTGGAGCCGGAAGACCAGCCCGTTGTCGACGAGCAGGCAGCAGTTGCACCCGCAGCCGCCGCAGCGCCGAAGACTGAGCCGGCCGAAGACCCCAACCAGGCAGGAATCGAAGGCGAGCAGGCCCAGCCCAATGCGGCAGAAGCCCCGACCCACGACCGCAAGATCGTCAAGGCAGCGCGCGCAGGAGAACGTGCCGCGCTTCGACGTGCTGAAGCCCTGGAAGCCGAGGTGGCCCGCCTGAAAGCGCTGGTGCCGGCAGAGCAACCCAAAGGCCTGAAGCCCGAAGTCCTGGCTGACGTGGAGCAATACGCTCCCGAAGCCGCGACGTTCATCAAGGACGTGCTCGCCGAGAACGAGGCGCTGAAGAAGCGCACCGCGCCCGCCGAACCCATCGAATCCGATTTCACCCCCGAACCCATCCCTGATTCCGTCCAGGACGTGATCGACGACACCCCCGCGATCTCCGAGCTGGGTGTGTGGCGCACGACCAAGGAAGGCCAGGCCAACTGGGAACGAGCCAAGCAGATCGACAACCTGCTGCGCGGCTCGCCCAAGTGGACGGGCAAACCTCTCGCCGATCGACTGGCCGAGGTGGTCCGGATGCGCAAGGAAGAGATCGGTGAGCCCTCAACTCCCGAAGTGAAGAAACCGACCGCCGCAGATGCGCGGGCCAAGATCGAGGCCGTCGCCAAGACAGCACCGGTCAGCGTCAGCGACGTGCGCGGCAAGTCAACTCCTACCACCTTGACCTCCAAGCGGGCCAATTGGGCGAGCATGAGCAACGAGCAATTGTTGGCCGAGCTCCCCGAGGACTGATTGAAGGCAGGGACACCCAAACCCTACTGAGGACCCCAAAATGGGAACCACTGTCGTCTCTACCACCTCACAGATCGCGAAGAAATCGTGGTCGGAAACACTGTCATTCATGGTGGGCCGCGAAGCCACCCCGCTGAACAGCCTGTCCGGGCCGATGCCCACCGAAGACGAGGTGCTGCGCAAGCAGAAGCAGCAGACCTCGCAGTTCATGCCGATCCTGCGCGTCGACGAGCTGACCAAGACCGCGGGTGACCGTGTGCAGGTCGACTGCGGCCAGATTGCCAAGTTCGTCGCCATCATGGGCGACCAGAACGCGGAAGGCCAAGGCCCGGGCATGGACTACAGCATCCAGGAACTGCTGTTGAACATGGCCACCCTGCCGATCTCGGCTGGCGGCAAGATGTCGCAGCAGCGCACGGTGCACAGCCTGCGCAAGAACGCCATCTACCAGTTGACCGAGGCCATGCCGCGGTTCCGCTGGCAGCGTTCGCTGGTCCAGATGGCCGGCGCACGTGGCAAGTCGGACGGCGTGGACTGGATCTTGCCGGCCAACAGCGCCACCGGCGCCGACGCCAGCCTGGCCGCGCTCATGGTCAACCCGGTCCAGGCGCCGACCTACAACCGCCACTTCGTTGTGTCGGCCGGCACGCTGATCCAGGGTGGCCTGCAGCTCGGCTCGATCGTGAGCACCGACGTGATGCGCCTGTCGGTGGTCGACGAAATGGCCGCCATCTGGTCGGAAATGCCCGTTCGCATGCGCCCGATCCGTGTGCCCGATGACCCTGCCGCGGGCGACAGCCCGATCAAGGGCATCTTCTTCATGGATCAGCTGGTCTGGGACAACTTCATCCAGGACAACACCTCGAACAACAACATCCGGAAGTTCGAGACCGACGCGATGCGCCGCGCGGAGTACGGCAACCTGAAGGCCCACCCGCTGTTCAGCGGCGAAGTCATGCTCTGGAACAACATCCTGATCCGCAAGATGAACTTCCCGATCCGCTTCGACCCGAGCGACAACGTGAACATCGTCACGGCGGCCAACCGGCTGCTCGCGACGGAAACGGTTCAGGTCGTCAACGCGGCCCTTCCCACCACGCACCAGGTGGCGCGCTCGCTGTTTCTCGGCGCCCAGGCCTTGGCCTGCGTGTCGGGCGGCAACAAGCAGTCCCAGGAGACTTACACGCTGCTCGAGAAGAACACCGACAACTTCGGTCGCGATCTCCAGTTCGCGGGTGAGCTCATGGGCACGGAGGCCAAGCTGCGCTGGTCGCTCCCGAACGCTTCGGGCCAGTTGGAGATGACCGATTACGGCGTCATGGCGATCGACAGCGTGGTGCGCAAGCGCCCGAGCTGATCTTGAACGGGGCTTCGGCCCCGTGAGCCTTTCAACCTTTCAAGGAGCCACAAATGGCTGACATGCAAGCAATCAACTACACCCGTCCGAAGGCGATGAACGTCGACGGCCGGGCTGTGTTCATCTGGGACCGTGTTTCGGTCACCAGCCTGGCCGCGGCCGACACCATGAGCTTCCGCTGCCCGGCAGGCCTGGAAATCGTGACGATGCAAATCGAAGCGGATGACGTGGAATCGACCACCACGTCCGTGTTCCGGGTTGGCTACCTGAAGTTCAAGTCCGTCGACACGCTTACCGCGGTGGACAACTACTTCGCGGCGGCTGGGCAGACCCTGCTCCAGGCCGGCGGCACGCTCCAGTGCAAGTTCGTACCGATCAAGTTTGATGTCGAGACGATCATCCAAATCCTGCTGAACACCGGCGGCACGCTGGCGGCTGGCGGTTTCGTCACCCTGAAGATTGGTGGCAACATGATCGGCGCACCGAGCTGATCCAGGCCCAGGCCCCGGGCTCACAAGGCCCGGGGCCATCCCATCCCAAACAGGAGACGACGATGAGCGAAAACACAACCCCGGTCGAGCTCGTGCTCGACATCGACCTCCACGCCGACCGCATCTACAACACCGGCTTGGTCTGGGCTGGCAAAGGCGACATCCAGCAAGTGCCAAGCGCGATCGCCGTGCTGCTGCACCGCAACCACCCGGACGTCTACCTTGTGCACGGCGCGACCGAGCGGCCCGCCGCTGAAGTCGTGAAGGAAGCCGAGAACGCCGCCGGTAACATCGAGGTGGTGTCCGGCCTGACCGCCAACCGCCCCGACCTGACCGTCGAGCAGCTCGCCGAAATGAGCGACGATGACGTGCACGCCGAGGGCAAGGCCCGTGGCTACACGCTGCACCCGCGCCTGAACCCCGACAACCTGCGTGCCGCCTTCATGAAGGCTCAGAGCGCGCCGGCGCAAGACCCTGCGGCCACGGCCATCTGACATGGGCACCATCCTGGCCAGCGCGATTATCACCAGCGCGCGGCGCATCCTGCTCGACCCGACCCCGGGCGTGACCTGGGTGGATGCGACGTTCTTCATACTGATGAGCGAGGCCGAGCGCGCAATCTGCGGCGTAAAGCCCGAGTCCTACAACGTTCGAGCTGCGGTGACGCTGGCCGCCGGCACGCACCAGATCCTGCCCGCCGGCGCCACGGCCGTGCTTGACGGCTACGAAAACACCGTAGGCAAGCGCCGAATCACCCAGGTGCCCCGCGGCCTGCTCGACTCGGCGAACCGGTACTGGCCGAACGCGACGCAGGAAGCCCAGGTGCAGGAATGGACGGTCGACTCGCGCGACCCGCTGCGCTTCGAGGTGTTCCCGCCCAACGATGGCACGGGCAGCATCAACATGCTCTATGGCTTCACGCCACCCCAGATCACGGCCTCCGGACAGGTCATCAACCTCCCGGACATCTACGAACACGCGATCAAGTGCTTCATCCTGGGCGAAGCCTACGCCGAGAACACCGCGCGCCAGGACTTGACCAAGGCCGGGTACTACCGCACCGAGTGGCAGAAGATGGTCGGCCTGCGCACGCAGTCTCAGATTGCCGTCGCGCCGAAGTCTACGAACCCCGCAGGTACCTGACATGACCCAAGTTGCCGTCATCGACATCATCGGGCCGGTAGCGCAGTTCTGCCCCAACTGCCCCACCACTACGCTGGTGCAGGCCTACATCGACGCGGCGCGCAAGTTCTGCAACGCCAGCCGCTGGCTCAAGACGACCATCCCGGGCTCGACAACGGCTCCGATCACTACCCCGTACACCACCGGCACCGTCACGGTGACCAATGCCAGCCTTGCCGTGGTCGGCGTCGGCACCTCCTGGCTCGCCAATGTGGCCTCGGGCGACCTCTTCACCGGCCCGAACAGCATCGCCTACACCGTCGATGCGGTGACCGACAATACCCATCTGGCCCTGACCGCGGTGTATGGCGGCCCGACCCTCGCCACCCAGGCCTACAGCATCGCGCGCAACCGCGAATTCGCCTCCTACGGCTTGGGCAACGATACCTACACCGAGATCATCGGCATCGAGGCAATCAGCATCGTGGCGTCGACCATCGACACCCATCCCCTGACCCCCGGGGTATCGAGCGAGTGGGACAAGACCGATGCGCGCGGCGTACCCGACCGCTATCAGTACATCGCCGAGGCCCAATTCGCCGTGCACCCCGTGCCCGATGCGTCCTACGCGCTCAACGTGAGCGTCATCCTCCAGCCCAAGCGCGGCGTCAACAGCCTCGACCAGAATCTGGTGACGATCTGGGACTACGCGCTCCAGGACGGCGCGCTCGACTACCTCCTACGGCTTCCCCAGGCCTGGAAGGATGTTGGCGAAGCTGATCGGCGCCACACGCTGTTCACCGGTCACAAGTTCTCGGCCGCCAGCGATGCCCAGGCGGGCTACAACGCCGGCGCGCTCCCCAATGGCACAAAGGGCCCGCGTCAGCCGATGATCCGGACCAAGCAGCAAAGGATCTGACCATGAGCGGTACCGACACCACCTTCGGGCTTCAGCCCATCTGGCAGCAGGGCATGCCTTCAGTGCCACCGGCCAGCAGCCCGCAGTTCATCCAGTTCCAGTTCAATGGCGTGAACCTGGGCGGGCCGGATGCTGACACCGTGAACTTCGTGGGCGCCGGCATCACGGTGACACGCGGCGGCGCCGATGGAAATACCATCACGGTGACCCTGGCGTAGTGGGATGCCCAATCTCACGGTCCTCAAGGATGGCATCGCTGTCCCGACGACGAGCAGCGCGCCGGCCGTGCTCTACGGCTATGTCGCAGCAGCTCGACCAGGCCCCGCCAACTACCGACCGGATGGGCTGATCCAGTTCCTACAATGGCAGGACGAGGGGTCCAATCTCGGCGACAACGCCGCTCGAGTCGTCAACTTCGTCGCAAATCCGCTTGCCTGGCAGGCTACGCGCGGCGTCGGCGAACATGCCAACGTCATCACGCTCAAGAAGATCCCATGAGCTTCAGCATCGCCCCAGTCAATACGACTCCTCCGGTCAGTCAGCCATCGCTGAACCAACCGATCACGCAGGTCATTAACTTCACCGGCAACATCCTGGCCACGCGCGGTGTCGGTGAGCATGCGAACGTCATCACGATTGGGATTCCACCGCCATCGCCGATCTGCCTCCAAGGACCAGTCTGGACTGCTCGCACTGCTTCTTCATCGAAGCGGTGGAGGACGACTATCTACGGTGTTGGTCGGTTTATCGCAGTGGGCCTGAATCCAGCTACGGGGCGAGCAGTGGCTATGTATTCAGACAACAAAGGCGTCACGTGGACTGAAAGTCCAACCGCCTTTCCTGACACATTCGGCTATGGCTTTGGCCCGATCACAACTGCCTATGGTAATGGGGTATTTTTTGGGGCCATAAATGCCGCGCAAGCATTGCGCTCAATAGACGGGATCAACTGGTCTTTGGTCACGGTCGACTTTTCTACTTCCAGTGTTCACTTTGGTGGCACGGCATTCGTTTTCTCACTCAACGGTATGCAGTCAACTTGCAGAGTGTCAAACGATGGACTCACATTCACGTCCCGCAACATGCCGACTTCTGACGCGTGGGGCTCGGGCGCGTATGGAAATGGCAGGCACATGCTGTCAGCGACAGCGCGCCCGGCGTACAGCGATGACGATGGGGTGTCGTGGGCCCTCGGGGGAGCTTTTCCGAGTAGCACAGGTATCGCCAGCATGGCATTCGGAAACGGCGTTTGGTTGGCGGTCCCAAACAATCCAGTTCAGCAGATATTTCGTTCAGCAGATGGCGGGCTCACGTGGGGCACCGTAGAGATGGGAGCAAACGATACGTGGAACCGCATCAAGTACATGGGTGGGATCTTCTACATCACGGGGCAAGGCGGGATTCAATCTCGGAAGTCTGTTGATGACGGGGTCACATGGGTCCCTGCAAACGACACAGTTTCACTGCTTGGTTCAATCTACTTCGATTTCAGCTTCGATGCACAAGGGTATCGCTACGTTGCGGTCGGTGACGGCGGCTATATAACCTCGACTGTCAACTCAGGGATTTGCGGATGAAACTCGACATCGAAACCTACCGCGGTGAAGCCCCCCGCATCACGCCGCGCAATTTACCCGACACATCAGCCCAGGCCGCGGTGAACGCGCGCATGCAGACGGGTGACTTGGAGAGCTGGCGGCAGTTCGTGTCTGAGAAGGTGCTCGCCAACGGCGGGCCGGTGAAGACTATCTACCTCCTGAAAGACAAGTGGCTGTCCTGGACCCAGCAAGTCGATGTCGCTCGAGGCCTGATCGCCGGTGACACCACCTACCTGACTTTCCTGACCTGCCCAGCAATCTACAGCACGCCGCAATTCACGACCTATGCACTGGCGACCACGGGTGTAGAGCCCTACCCGGTCGCAACGCGGCCGCTTGGCGTACCGCCGCCAATCTCCGCACCGGCCGTAGCGGCCGGGGTGGACTCGACGCCGACCACCTTCTCGATCGACACCACCGACGACAATGCCTCGCTGGCGACGAAGTGGATCAAGAACGCCAACCTCTACGGAGCGACATCGGCCTACATCGACCAGGACGTCGGTGCTTACCGCGTGACCTTTGACGAAAACCGCAACCCTGGTCAGGAAGCCTGGGCCTACCGCAACTTCGGAGTGGCCGGCGTCACCGTGCTGGATGCAACAGCCGATTTCTTTATTGCTGGGGATTACCTGCTTGAAGGCCAGGCCAGCATGATCGTCTGTGCGACCAGCGCGGGATCCGGGATCGGGGTGAACTACAGCAACGGCAGCATGGGCATCCACAAGACAGCGAACTGGGGCTTCCTGTACGGGCGAGCAGGCATTGCCGCAGTGGCGTGCCCTGGTGTTTCAACTGCCTCCTACAACACCATGCGGGTGCAAGTCGTGCTGAACGCAGACGCGACCAAGACCGTTACAGCTACGATCCTGAATGGAGTGACTGTGCTTGGCACCCTGACGGCGACCAGCAATTTCGACGATGGCGATATGTGCGGCTTCGGCGATGGTGTCAACAACGATCTGAGCCCATTCGGGCGCACCTACTACAAGAACTACCGCGTCCAGGCAAGCGGATCAGCCGGCTACGTGCCAGTGAACACCGCAACCTCCTACGTCTACACCTTCGTGAATGACCTGGGCTGGGAATCGGCGCCGAGCGACCCGAGCTTGACCATCCTGCGGCCTGATGGTGTGTCAGTCAGCGTCACGACCCCGACCATTGCACCAGTGGGCACGGACCCGCTCTATGCGATCACTACGAAGCGGATCTATCGCGAGGTCACTGGTGCCACCGGCACTGCGCTGCTCCTGGTGGCCGAGCGCCCGCTCGCCGAGGCCGTCTATGTCGACGTGCTGCCCGACAACAAGGTCGGCCCGGGTGTGCTCCAGACCGAGCTGTGGGATCTGCCCCACCCGCTGATGGAGGGCATCATCCACCTCCCGAATGGCGTCATGGCCGGGTTCTTCCGCAACCAGCTCTGCTTCTCGGTCGCCGGCTACCCGTTTGCCTGGCCACTGGACTACCGGAAAACCACCGACACCGACATCGTGTCGATCGCGAACATCGACAACACGGTCGTCATCGGTACCAAGAGTTTCGTCTACACCGCCACCGGCAACGACCCAGCCAACTACTCGATGAGCAAGCCGGGTGAGCCCCAGTCCTGCGTATCGAAGACCGGCATGGTCTACCTGGATGGCTATGGCGTGATGTTCCCCTCTCCTGATGGGTATCAGGTCTGCGCGGGGTCGGCGGGCAACGTGAAGAATGCGACAGAGCTGGTCTTCACGAAAGACCAATGGAAGCTGCTTGATCCCAGCTCGATTCTTGCTGCCGTGCATGATGGCGTGCTGCACTTCTGGTTCACCGGCACGACCCCGGATGCCGGCTACGCCTACGACACCAAGCAGTCTGGCTTCGGGCTCATATCATTGGGCTACCACGCCACTGCCGCGCATGTGAACCCGATCTCTGATGAGCTGTACCTGGCGCTTGACCTTTTCAGCGAACCGACAGACGCAGCGCTACCAATCCCTGCATCCTTTGCCCTGGCCGTAATTCCGACGATCTATCAGTTCAATGCTCACGCGACGGCAAAGATGATCTACCGCTGGCGCAGCAAGCTCAACCTGATGGCCTACCCGACGACCTTCCACTTCGCGAAGATTCAAGCCAATGATTTCACTAACGTCATTGCCCGTTTTTATGTCGATGGCGTGCTTCTATACCAGAAGGTAGTCACGACGAACTCCGAATTCCGCATTCCTGAAAAGTTGGCACAGAACTCATTCGAGATGGAGCTGATTGGCACCAGCAGCATGCGCGGCTTCCAGGTCGCGCAAGATGTCATTGAGCTGATTTGACATGGCCACCGACGCGCTCGGAAGCCCATCGATCCCAACGCCGCGGGCGCTGGATCTGCTCCCGCTTCAGCAGGCGATCAACAACATCCGCGCGCGCTTCGAGCGCGACGAGGCGGAAATGCGCCGGCTGCTTCAGCTGATCGGCGCCAACAGCACGCTGTCGACCCTCAATGACCT